CGTGTCAAAGTCTACTTTGCCTTTGTTCTGGGCAATATGCGTGGTAATGTCCGACAGCACTTGCCGCTGCCATTTGCGCGGGCCAGTAAAGTGTTCCAGCGGCGTTCCCTTGACGCCCCAAGGAAAGCACAGCATGACGAACGCCAGCGGATTGTCCTTAATAGGAACCGACCACAACCGGGCCATAAGCGCCTGCTCATCTTCTGCTGAATAGATTGTTGACTGCATTAATCAAACACCATGCTAATAAGAATAAGCAGTGCAAAGTACACGGTAAGGGCTATTAGCAGGCTCATTCAATTTCCTTGGCTGTTACGTCGATGATTTCAAGCACGCGCTTTTCGGCTTCTATTAACGCCTGTGTAATGCTGATGCGCTGATCCACGTCGATTGTGATGGCTTGCTTAGCCACCCAGCCGTGAACGTTCTGAAGAATAGCGAGCGCGGCCTTAGAGTCGCCTTCGGCTGCTGCTTGGTGCAGTTGCCTACTAGCGGCTGCTTCGCCGTCAGCGCGGCCTTTAAGCGCCGCCATTTCTGCGATTGTTCAACCCTAGCTTGGCAGCGTCATAGATGGCGTTTAAGCGCGACTCTGTAGCCTGAATTTGGCGGGGTGAATAGGGAAGGGAATAGAACATGGATACTCCAGCCACGTTATGCGTGTGCCCGTATGGTATCAAAATTTAGCCTGCAAGCGTATTGTTTGCGCTCTTAAGGGCACATTTTAAAAAAATAAAAATCTTTTGCATTAGCTACAAAAATAAAAAAATTGTTCGTGAACCCATCGTAGCCGCTGGCCCTTTGCCGTCGGCCCTACCCCCACCCCCTCAAGCATAAGCACCACACGCATATAAGCACCACGCATGAATGCTGAGTGCAGTCAAGCCCAACCCAGCCAGCTTATATAAGCAGCGACTGATATATACCTGGCGAAGCGTGGACAATGTGGACTGTCCACAGCATGTAGCACGCTACATTGTCAACTGGTCAAGATGTGCTATCGATTAAGGAGCAGACGTGGACAATGTGGACAAGTTGTTTGCAAGTTGTCCACATTGTCCACAATGGATAGCGCGAGGTTTTTAGCGTTGGGCGGCGTGTGGGTCAAGTGGACAACGTGGACTGTCCACGCAACTTAGCCCGCTACAACATCGTAATTTTACACCACTGTACGTATATACAGTATTTTAAAATCTTACCTTATATAGAAAAACATTATCCACAGTATCCACAAAGGCCGCCAAGTCAAGCGCCACGCTGTCTCCCACGTGGACAACCACCACGCAACCCCACTATCCACAGCTTGCCCACGCTATCCACAAAACCGCGTAAAAATAACCGCTTGACGTAAATCTACAATCTAATGTAAAATCACAGCTTACCAACAATTTACGAAAGCCTTTTTAAATGACAAAACGAATCAATCTCATTTCTAGCGTTTGGTGTCCTGACGCTGACAGGCTTGATTCTCTGCTTTCCGTCCTGCAAGTGCATGGATTCATAACCGCGCCACAAAACAAAGCCCTACAAGTCTCACTCAAGCAACACTTACCGGCTTCGCTGATCGTTGACCAGCGCGATAAAAAGGGCGCAACCTACGCCCAAATAGGCGAGTTCGAGTACACGGTCAACAACCGCGCCCGCGTTTCTTTGCCTAAGATGTAAAATAATTGTTGACACTGCAAAGAATTCGCGTACACTTGACGCATCAACCAAAGGAACCCGCAAAATGTCAAATTTTTTACCTGGCCTCTTTTTACTCACTCCGGCGCTGTATTTTGTAGTTGAAGTTCTGGCCCGCATCATCTAAACCAAACGGGGCCACGGCCCCAACCAAAGGCACAAAATGAATCGCATAAAAACTAAAACCCGGCGCGCTGTCCGTGATGCTATCGGCGCGCTCGTAATCGTCGTCGTCGGTGTCGTCCTGCTTGCCTCCTATTTCGACGTTCTCACTAAGTGACGGACTGTAAGCCCTCTCGCCGAGGGTTTACGGGCAATTACGCCAAGCAACCAAAGGTTTAAAAATGTTTCAATCTATCAACAAAAGCCAGTTCCGCGACGAATTCGCCCGCATGGGCCGCGCTAATCAGTTCTCCTATGATGCCTTGGGCTTGCTGTTCGACTACATGGAAGACGTTAGCCCTGACGACGAACTGGACGTGATCGCTATCTGTTGCGAGTACTCAGAAGACACAGTTAAAACTGTCGCCGAGTACTACGGGATTGAAACCGACGGCGGCGAAACAGACGGCGAACTGCTAGCTGCTGTAATGGCCTACCTTGACGCGCACACATCCGTAGTAGGCACGACGGATGCTGGCGCCATCGTCTACGCTCAATTCTAAGGGGCACAGCATGAAAACCACGATCAAACTCAATGGCACAACGTACACGCTTAGCAGTGGCCACTCTACTTATGAGGCTAAGCACTTGACCGATGAGCAACGCCTACAGTTGCGCGTTAACGAAATAACGCTACTGGCTAACCGTAAACATAGAAAACCGACACTCAAAAAGTGCCCGAGGGTTTACCCTAAATTTGGCGCGGTACAGTCTACCGCGCAATATGTCGCAGACTATTACGCCATGAATTCGCGCAACTACGGAAAGCAAGCCGCGCAGGATGAAGCCGCGCAGATCATCGCAGGGCTTTTTCAGCCGCTATCTACTACGGTCAGTGTGCCAATGGGCGAAGACACTCAGGAGCAGGACGCATGAGCTATACAGTCAAACTCATGCGCGATCTGTCCGAAGTGATCGAGCTAATCCTAAAAATGGAAGCTGACCTCCAAGCGGTCAAGCTGGAACTAACCCGCGCAGAGAACCGCGCAGAAGACTTACAACGTGAACTAGATCGGGCTTTATCATGAAAACATCCGAACTAACAGGCGCTGCCCTCGACTGGGCAGTGCTGAAGGCGCAAGGCCAAAACTTCACAGGCTTCAATCTTAAATATATGGACGCTTATCCGTTCTCGACAGACTGGGCACAAGGTGGCCTGATCATTGACCGCGAAAATATAACATGGGATGGGCAAGCTGCAACACTTTGCAGGCATGTTAAGGGTAACTATCCGAAGTGGTCAGAGTACGGCCCAACCCCGCTAGTCGCAGCTATGCGCTGTTTTGTCGCCTCAAAGCTGGGCGACACCATCGACATCCCGAAGGAATTATCATGACACTTTACAGCGTACAACTTTTTTGCGGAACCGATACAGCCGCGAAGCCATTCTGTAACCGGCTCATGCCAAGGCATAGGGCTAAACGGCTTGTAGCATGGCTACAGCGTAACGGCTTCGACGCATACATATCAGCCGCACGGGTAAACGTATGATCGCGCACGGCCACGAATTCACGTGTAAATTTGACTACGAACCGGCGGAACCGGCATGGGGCGATGACCCATCATGGCCCGCGACTTATAACCTAATAT